TGGTAAACCAACTTTAGATTTTGCAATAAATACAGGTAGACAACTTTCATATATTCTTTATCAAACTGAAGGCATTGATGATAATTCTGTCATTCTTGGTTCTTTTTCAAGCCTGTATACGAAGCCTAATCTAACTAATTATATTACCACTATTTCCACATATCCAACAACAATTCAAAATAGTATATTGACTACTTATTATCCGGATCCAGAAGGTGGACCAGGCACTACAACTTATAGTAGTAATTTAACATCAGGCCAAATAACACAAATAACAACAACTTTAGACGATATTAAAACTTTTATGAATGACAAAAGAACATCAGATGAAAATTTCTTCACAAAAAGTCAAGAAATTGTAAGTAAATTTGGCTCCGCGTCCTCTATTACCGAAAGAGGTTCAGCACATAAACAATTGGTTAATGATGTCATAGGTACAGATCTTGGAAAGTCTAGAGTTAACGCATAAATAAACCATGCCAACACTACAAAAAATATACTCAGATTTAGATTTAACATTTGGCCGAAAACCTGGTTCAAATGATGTTACTTTGAGTTATGATGAAAAAGCTGTGCTTCGTTCAATTCGCAATTTACTGTTAACACAACACTATGATAGACTATTTAATCCTGAATTAGGTTCAAAAGTAAGTTATATATTGTTTGAACCTATTTCACCCCTAACAGCATCACAATTAGAAGACCAAATAAGAATTACAATAGAAAATTTCGAACCAAGAGTAAAAATTGATACAATTCGTGTTCAGGCGTCTGATGAACAGAATGGTTATAATGTCACACTTAGATTTTATATAGAAAATGCAACTTTATTGACATCAACAACATTATTTTTAGAGAGAATAAAATAATATGGCTAATGCCAACTCAATAACACAAATGGTAGATTTAGATTTTGATTCTATTAAAAATAATTTAAAGAAATTTTTACAAAATCAAGATGTTTTAAAAGATTATAATTATGATGGTTCTGCACTTTCTGTTCTTTTAGATGTTCTTGCATACAATACTCAATATAATGCGTATTATTTGAATATGATTGCAAACGAAATTTTTATAGATAGTGCTGTTCAAAGAAGTTCTGTAGTCTCACAAGCTAAACTTTTAAATTATACACCTAAGTCTCCTATTGCACCGGAAGCAGTTATCAATTTAACTGTGAATCAAGTAACTAGTGGTTCTTTAACTTTGCCAAAATATGCAAGTTTCTTATCTCAACAAGTTAATGGTAAAAACTACAACTTTGTAACATCAGATTCATATACTGTAGATGTTGTTGATAGCAAAGCTAATTTTACGAATGTAAAATTGAAACAAGGTAAACTATCAAATCAAGTATATACTGTAGATACAACTGCAAATCCAACATTTTTATTTGAGATATCAGATTCAAATGCAGATTTAACTACGCTAACAGTTTCAGTACAGGAATCATCAACAAATACGGCAACGCAAATCTATAATAAAGCAGAAAGTGTTTTGTTGTTAAATGGAAATTCTTTTGTATATTTTTTACAAGAAAATAGTAATGGTTTTTATGAGATTTATTTTGGTGATGGTATTATAGGTAAAAAATTATATAATGGCAATATTGTCAGACTTACTTATATTTCAACGGATTCCATTAATTCACGTGGAGCAAACAGCTTTTATTTAATGGATACTGTTAATGGATTTGCAAATACAAGAATTTATCCAATACAAGAATCGTCAAACGGCTCAGAAAAAGAATCTGTAGAACAAATTAAATTTTATGCTACAAAAAATTATTCAGCACAAAATCGTGCTGTGACAAAAAATGATTATATTACAATTTTACAACAAAATAATATTGGTATATCATTCGACTCAGTTAATGTTTGGGGTGGAGAAGAAAATGATCCACCTATATATGGGCAAGTATTCATTTCTTTAAAACCAACTGGTGGATATAATATAACTCAAGTGCAAAAGAAAAGATTAATTGAAGAAGTTATAAAGCCAATATCCGTTGTAACTGTAAATCCCACTATTTTAGATCCTGATTATGTTTATTTAAAGTTGGACATCACTGCATACTATGATCCATATAAAACAACACAGTCACCAACTGAAATAGCAGATGGAATTAAAGCTGCCGTATATAACTTTGGAAATAAAACATTAAATACATTTAACTCATCTTTCAGTTCTTATTTATTGTTAAGTGCAATACAAAACTATAGTCCTGCCATAGTTACAAGTGATTTTAATATTAAACTTGAGAAAAAGTTTTACCCCATTTTAGGTAGAATTAACAATTATAAATTTTATTTCAATTCTCCTCTAGAAAAGGGTGTTTTAACTAGCGGTATTACATCCAATCCATCTTTAATATTTTCTGATCCTGCAAATTTATCTACAAAAATAAATAATGTATTCTTAGAAGAATATCCATCATTAACTTATGGTATTGAATCAATTTCTATTAATAATCCTGGTTATAACTACCAATTGACTCCAACAATAAAAATTGATGGTGATGGAAATGGAGCAACGGCAGAAGCAATTATGTCTTTAGGATCTATTAGAAGTATTGCTATTACCAATGCAGGAAATAATTATACATCCGCTGTTGCTACAGTTATACCATCATCAATAGATAAAACGGGTAGAGGAGCATCACTTACGGTAAATTTACAAGGTAGATATGGCACACTCAGAACATATTATTTTAATAATAAAAATACAAAAACAATATTAAATAATAATATTGGTACAATCGACTATACTAATGGAATAGTGGAGTTAACTTCTTTTAATCCTACAGAGATAGATAATGTTCTAGGACAATTATCATTATCTGTAACTCCAAAAACCACGACTTTTTCATCACAATATAATAGAATTATAACACTAGATTCAACCGATTCCACATCAGTTGTAGTGACTGCGATACCGAAACCATAGAAATACGGCAAAATAAATGCTGCAATATAAACCAGATACATCAATTTTAATACCACATCAAATTCCCAGACATATTAGGGAAAATCCGGACTATGCAACTTTTGTTTTATTTTTAAAAGCATATTATGAATGGATGGATCTTCCAAGTAATACTGGAAATTTAATAAACAGTTTAGGTGATTATAAAGATATAGATAAAGTTCCAGATCAATTTGTTGATTATTTTTATAATAATTTTCTTCCTTATTTTCCCAAAGAAATTCTTGCAGACAAAACAAAAGTTTCTAAAGTTGCAAAAGAATTATATAAAGCAAAGGGTACTCCATCTTCTTATAAATTTTTATTTAAAGTTCTTTATAATTCAGACGTTGATTTTTTATATACAAAAGACGTAATATTAAAAACATCTGATGGTAAATGGTATGTAGCGAAAAGTTTAAGATTGGCAACAATTGATCCTAACTTTTTAATAATAGAAAATTATAGACTATTTGGTCTTACATCAAAAACGATTGCAACCGTTGAAGCTGTTACCGTTTCCGGAAATAAAACAGAAGTTTTTATTTCTGATATACAAAGAATTTTTCAGTCAGGTGAATTTATCAAAGTTGTCAATGGACAAAATGAAGATGTATACTTTAAAGATCAGAAAATAGTTTCAGCAAATACTCCTGATGCTAAAATACTAACAGCAAAAATTGTTGGTCAAATAAGTCAAGTAAAAATTAATCCTAAATTTAGAGGTGGAAATTATATTGGTTATAATTTTCAGGATACTGGTTATCCTGGAGATCCAATAATATTTCATGGTGGATTATCATCAAATTCTGGTGTCGGAGCAGAAGCATCTGTTTTAACAACAACTACAGGTTCTCTAATTTCCGTTAATGTTTTGGATGGTGGATATGGTTTTTCATTAGATAATTTTGAAACATTACAATCTGCAAATACAATTATTACATTTCCAAATCTTCCTGATAATTTTAGAAGTCCACCCGTTGCAAATGTCGGTGCTTTAAATTTATCTTCTCCAGCAGCAAATGTTAGAATGGCCACAGATATTATTGCCAGAGCGCGAAATGTTAGAATATCTAATGCGGCATTTAGTTGGTCAGACGCTAATCCAACCGCAAATGCAAATACAAAACTTTCAAATACATTTACATTTCAAACAATATCGACTTATCCAATTTCCAAAGTTGTTGTAACTAATGGTGGTGGTGGATTAACAAAGAAGCCAACAGTTGGAGCAAAATCTTTATACCCTACAATATTTGGTATAGGTCAAGCAGACTTGAAAAATTTGGGTATACTTGCACCATTACAAATTATTAATCCAGGCAAAGGTTATAGAGCAAACGATAAAATTAATATTATTGGTGGAACCGGTACTGGTGCTTATGCGAATGTAATAACAGTCAGTGGTACTGGTGCTATAACGAGTGTCGAGTATGTTAATCCACCAGGAAGTAATACAGCAAATAATTTTTATCCTTATCCTCTAGGAGGTTTAGGATACAAAACAGATTTCTTACCTGGTGCTAATGTAGTTTCTGCAAACACTCTAGCTTCAAATGCTGTTCTAATTATACCTGGAATTTTAGGAGACGGTGCAAAATTTGATTCAATAACCGATAAAGTTGGCCAAATAACAACAATTCAAATACAAAATTACGGTGAAGATTACATATCTGCGCCAACAGCAACATTTAAAATACAAGATATTGTTGTTAAAAATCTTGCAAAAAACAATCTTCCTAGAAAAGGTGATATAGTATATCAAGGCGCTAGTGTAGCTACAGGATCATACAAAGCAACTGTTGAAAATATTAGTCAAGTTTATGCTAATGCAAATGAATTGGAAACACTTTATTATATAAGAATTTATGATTATAATAAACCTAAACCAAATACACAATTGCCTTTATTGATTGACTCAAAATCAATAAGTATGAAATTTGTGACAACTCCTATACCGGCAGATGCTGATTATCCACCAAAACAATATTCTATAATTTCAGAAGATAGATATGATAAAGCTAATAACATATACACATATGGTGACGGATTAGCTAAAGCTACTGTTACATTTTTAAATGGTCTTACAATAAGCGACGGTCAATATTTAGATACATCAGGCCAGTTAAGTTCATTTAATATATTACAAAGTGCAGAATATAATAATTACTCATATCAAATTACACTAGAAAAAGAAATAGAAAAATATAGAAAAATATTATTAGAACTTTTGCATCCAACAGGCACAAAAGTTCGTGGCAGATTCGCAATGAAATCAAATAGTAATTTGAATATACATAGTTTTGATGCACTCTATACTGGTTATCCTTTATCTAGTTTAACATCTTCAACTGTTGAATTTGATATGGTTGCAAACTTCACAAATCCAAGTAATAATATAATCAAATTTAGTTATCTTGGCGCAGGCACAAATATAGCAAATATTTTCTATTCGAATTCAACAATCAAATTTACTACTGCAAACGGTGATATTTTTAGCAGTAAAATCAACACAATCAATAGTGCTGCAAACACAATAACATTAAAAGATAATGTCTGGTTATCTTTTGCAAACGTTGCGACTGTAACATCGAATGCTAATAGCAATCTTATAAATATTACTGCGGTAACAAACTCGTATAATATTATTAATAATGGAATTTATACAGATCCTTTATATCCATTGAAAGATATTATTAGGGTTGGTGATACTATTAAAGTTAATAATATGACTGGAACTGTTAGTTCTATTGATTATATCAACAAGAAAATAATTTTGAGTGCAAACTTATCATATGGATCAAATGGTTTTATTTCGGTAACGAAAACATATCATGGAACAGCCCAGAATTTTATTATATACGGACCAATTGGCACAGAATATAGAACGGAAATCGTAGATGAATCCGGTCTATATACTATAACAGATGAATTAGGCAATATACTATTATTGGATTAAGGTAA